AAAAAAGAGTTAATTTTTTTTAACTCTCTTTAATATTTTACCTACATTTTGGTAATATTCTTCATTTGGAGGTTGCATACTTTCATTTAATTCTCTAAATAAATTATTTAATTCATTATATGCTTGTAAATCTATTTTTTCAATTCTATGCAAGTCCTCATGAGATTTTTCTATTAATAAAGCATAATTAGATATATTATTATCTCCTCCATATACCCTTTTAAATATATGATGTCTTGTTAAAGGTGTATTTCTATATATCTTATAGCCCATCCAATCTCTTTCTTTCGTTTTATAGATTTTAAGCATTATCTTAACATCTCTATTCAACTTTTATTTTCCAATATACATTTGAAATTTTGTCATTGGAACTCCTCTGACACCACCAAAGCCATCAAAACCATTTCCTTTGATTAAGTCTTTTTGGTAAGGATAATTATTTACCTTGTAGTAAGCATATTGGTATGGTCTAACATTACTTGGTGTGAAATAGTATGCTTCTACTAATGCTATAGGTTCTCCATTGCCAGCCCAACCTGATATATAATCATTTATATCATAGCCAGTTATCCAACCTAAAGTTTTACCACTTATTGTAGTTACTCTATATTTAATAGAGCCATTATCTACTCTTATAGCAAGTCCAGTTATAGGACTATTCTCCCAACCAGCATAATCTTCTAGGTTTTTAACTTCTGATAGCCAGCCATGTTTTTGAGTTTTAACTCTATAATAAACATTAACTTCGTTTGAAGCAGGGTTATCTTCTAATTTAGCCTTTATCATATTTAAGAACCTATCCCAACCTTTATCCATTGTTCTATGAGGGCAATATTTTTTATCAGGTGCATAATCATAATGTCTTTTTACTACTGATATATCCCAACCATTTTTTTTAAGTAAATCTGCTATTAATTCGGCTGCATTTTCTTCTGCTTTGTCAAATCTTTCTCCACCAGATTTAGAATAACATATTTCTATTGCTATAGTTGTTCTGTTGCCTGGACCATTTCCATCAGATGCATGCCAACCATTCCTATCAAGTGGAAGTCCTTGCACTGCTTCTTTGTCATCAACAGCATAGTGGAAAGATGTTTCATAGTTATTATTTGTCATATATGCTATTTCGTTTCTAGCACTCGCATCATTAGCAGTATTATGTACTGTTATTCCTTTTGGTGTCATTTCATAAGGGCATTTTATACCCCATTTACTTTCTGGTACTAATCTCTTTATTATTTCCATATTATCTACTCTCCTTATATTTCCATTTATAATTGCCGCAATTGTATCTTATTCCTCTGCAACAATCACTTATATGATATAACTTTAATTCTTTTTGTGCTTCAGTTATACTTTCCCATTCTTTAATAAAATTCATATTCATGTCGTATTGAATAACTTTCTTCTTTAAACATTCTGCATTTATACTTTGTAATCCCATTTTAAAAGCATGTATTTGATTTTCACTATTTGTACACCATTCAAGATTTTCAACTCTATTATCGCTTTTAATGCCATTAATATGGTTTACTTGTGGCTTGTTTTCGGGATTAGGTAAAAATGCCTCGGCTACCAATCTATGTACTTTTTTAGTGCCATACATAGTTGACACTCTTTTATATCCTTTACAATCAGTCTGCGGTTTCAATATTCTAATCCGCATGACTTCTATTTTTTCTTTTCTTATTTTGCTATATTTAAAAGTTCTTAAACTTTTTATTCGCCCTAAATTGCTTGCTTGATAATAAGGCATACTAGGTATTTCTTTCCAAATTTCTTCAATCATATAATCATCTCCCTTATAAATGATTAGAGGGATAATAAGGGTATCCCTCTTTTTTTATTATAGCACTTTATTCATTATAAATCAACTTCTTAAGATTATGTGCTATGTCATATGTTCCTGATGCAAGCAAACCTGATAAAGCAATAGCAACCTTAAAATCTTTAGTTACTACCCACTCTATTAAAGCAACTATCAATCCAACCGCAATATTCTGTATTGGTATTAATTTATTATTTAATTTAGTATGCTTCTTTGATATCGCACCTAATACCCAAGTTACTATGACAGTTACCAAACTTATTAATGTACTTAATTCCATTCTTAACACCTCTCTTTCAATTCACTAATTTCTTCTTTTATAAACTTAACATCATCTTCTAAGCGATATGTTCTTTCTACCACAGTATTATGTTTCTCTACTTTTTTTTCAAGTTGATTAATTCTATACTTGATTAAATTCATTCCAGCAAAGGAGCCTATACAAGTACCTAAAAATGATATAAGTGCTACTATTATTGTATCGTTCATATTTCCTCCTTTTTAATCTGTTGTTTTTGTATATAATAGTGTTATATATTTAGTCCAACTAGTATTCCATCCGCCTGTTGCAAATATATATATATTCTCTTTATTTACATAAGCATAACAATTATCAGTAAAATTTCCAGCATAACCAATAATAGGTAAACTATAAGATATTCCTGTTGTCTCTTTGAAATACGAATTGCCATAATCAACATTTATTTCATCTACATTGGCTATCTCATGTGGTACTGTGAAAGAACCACTTATAGTTGTTTTAAATGTAATTGTCTTTCTATATAGTGGCTTTCCAAACCAAGTTCCTATAATAGTTTCTTCCGAAAAATACATTCCCATATTTTTACTATTTGTATTTGTTTCATTCAGTGCTTCTACTAAATTAGATTTATTAGTAGTATTCAAATTACTTAATAAACCCATATTATCATCATTTGTATTAACTACACCTTTTATTTCATTTAAATCGCTAGCATTTACCTTGTTTATATCTGCTATGTCAGAATTAACATTTAATGCCACTTTGTTTTCATATGTTATTTTAGCCATTTTATCTTCCTCCTTTATACTATCTCTACCATTTGAGTAATGTTGTAGAATTTACCTATTTCAAATGTTGAAATTATAGTCTGATAAACTGTAGTTTCATCGTTGCTTATTATTTGCAAGTCTGTTATTTCTTTTTGTACATATATATCAAAGTCATACATATAACTTGTATCGCTAATTTTATCTATTTGTATAGGATTTAATTGTGTTATATTGCTTGTATTATCAGAATAATTGAATTTTAATTTTAATGCTTTAGTATTATCATAATCAGTTGTTTCTGATATACTATTATTTAATCTACTTGCTCCTATTGGATTAAGTATAGAATTAGTTTCATCATTATCATTTCTTATTTGCAAGGTATTAATGAAGTTTATATTTAATGTTTCATATATATTTTTAACAATGGTTTCTGAATTGCTTATTAATATAGAATTAGTTTTACCTAGCAAATCTTCTTTTGATATAATATCATCATTTAAATAGGTGTTAGGCACTTCAATGGTACTTTGTGTTACTCTGGAACTTATTGTTTCATTATACAAATTTCTTGCAAATATTGGTATGTTTGAACTATTATATAATATTCCTGAATTAGGAACCATGCTGTCTAAGCCTCGATAAGGCAGTCCATTATAGTTACTTTCATTATATATCTCTAGTGTTGAATATAATTTGTTCCACAACTGGAATTGATAATTATATAAATTAAATTGCTTAGTTACATTATAAAAGACTATCGGATTAGGAATAGGCTGATTAATATTACTTTTTTCAACTAAATAAACTTGATTATTTGCTATTCTTCCTATATATAATGTATATGTAGAGGTGTTTGTAAAACATAGCATAAATACACTCACATCGTTGCCTCTTATACTCATGCCTAAGCCACCATAATCTTGCCCCTCTATATAATTATTTATTATGAATTGATTGTTATATATTTCTACAACAGCACCATCTTTTATATTAAATATTTGATATAGAGCATATAAGTCTGTATTCGGTCCACTATCTTTTACCTGATGTATGATAGCATAAAAATTATTTTTTTGTTTTATTTTTGCTATAGACCTAACAAATGCTTCGCTATAATCTATAATCTTTATAGAAGTAAGTGAAATATTATCACCACTTTTATTATATACATTTAGTTTTTCATCGCTTGCAAAACCTATCATTTGAAAATCAAGATTGTTCTGACTATCCCAATTCTGCCATATATCAATTACTGCATAAGAAACACTACCACTAAAACTACTATCACCTTCAAATAATTTCCAATCATTCTCTGTTCCTACATTTATAGTAAGTTCCACAGCAATAGGCAATCTTCCTGTTGATGTTGTATTTGTTCCACCAAACAAATAATTACCCCCGCCTATTCTTCTTCGTATGAAATTATAATTATAATTATTTAGATTACTAGGAAATTCATAAGATTTTTTAATTATTAATTTATATTCTGTATCGCTAGGCAATTTAACAGTAGGGTTGTTTAGCAAAAGAAATCTTAAAGTTCCCACTCCTGCTCCATGCCTTTCTATTGCCATTAAATTACCTGTTTCATCAACTTCTAAATTCTGCAATCTATCTATATTTACACCACTTGAATATTTTGTAATTACTTGTATTAATTTGAAACTAACATCTACGATAGCAATATATCCAGTTAAATCTCTATTTACATCATCGACAACACCATAAATCAATGTCTTATCTAGCCCCTCATCACTTGCATTCCTACTTTGTACTGAGCCATATATGTATAATCTATATACTTCATGACCTTGATTTTTTAATTCTGCTTTTAAATTATCAGTAAAGTTATTAGTTGTTTCTTTTATTCCTTCTATAGTAGGATTGTTTTCTCCAGTTTGTACTTCATATTTTCCACATAAATAGGCTATAATCTTACTCTTAAAATCTTCTGTCATAATTACCTCCTAACTTTTAAATGGAGCATTTAGTGTGCAATTTAAAACATTATCTCCAATAGCAGTAATCTCACTAATAGTCAAATTATTATATATAATATTTGCTGAGTTTTCTATATCAACATTTCTTGTTATACTCTCGCCCTCTTGAATATTGCCACTTGCTTTATTTCTTTGATTATCAAACCAATTTATTGCCCTTTCACTATTGAACGAACTTGATAATTCATAAGTATAAAATATCTTTTCTTGGTCTGTGGTATTTATTACCTTTATTTCTTTTCTTTTTACCATATAATCTTGTGTTAAATCATCAATAGGGGCATCGAAGTGTACTATTTGCCCAATGTTGTAAATATCTTTATCATCAGTTACTACTTTTAAATTTACTTCTGCACTACCTTTATATTTAATATATGATTGTCCTACCTTATCAAGTTCTGCACTTGAAAGAACATCATTTCTATTCTCATACCTTGATATTATGCCTTTTCTTCCTGTTTGATTTGCTATTCTGTCTACTTCATCATTATTATACACTATTTGTCTACCTTTTACAAGAGGTTGATAAACTACTTGTATTTGAGTACCAGCAATATAACTAGCATCTGTTTCAATTTGATTTTTTCCTGGTGTATAATAGAAATCTGCATCTATTCCTATATCTTTATTTGCTTTTGTTGTAAATGTCTTAGGAACACCATTTACAGATATACTTGCTATTGAACCTATATTTGAACTTGTTAAGAAATTATTGTCATATCCATTAGCAATTAATATTTCTGTATAATTTATACTAGCATATACTTCATCTGATTGCATTATTTGTTTATTTCTATAATCTCTACTTCCATAATTGAAAGAAATATCATTTATATTATTTTCTTCAAACCAAGCAACATTATATTCAATATTCTTTCCTCTTGTCATTAAAGTAGGGTCATAAAAGTCAATAGCAACTTTATCTTCATCAATAAGTCTTGTAAACCATTTTGAGCCTGTTATATCTGCTAAATATTGAAATACATCATAGGCAGTCTTATTCTGCGTTGAATAAGCACCAATTATATCATCAGCACCAAATATATTGATATTTCCTAGTACGAAGCCATAATCTTTGATTGCTTCTATTATCATCTCTATTGCTTCTGTTATGGTCTTATTGTTTATAACAAAATCTAAAGTCTCGCCCTCACTAAGCAAAGTTTTAAAATCTAATATTTGTAAACTACAAAAGTGAGGATATCTAGGATTAAGACTTATATTACCCGAATTTTTTACTACTCCACAAAAAACAAGTACATCATCTTTATATATCTTACATTTTGAATAATCTTTTGGATAATAAAATCTTGATGTGTAATTTTTGTCATCTTCCCAACTCTTTGGATAGCAATTATTGAGAATGGTAGAAGAAGTAGTAAGTATTTCTTCTGTTATAGTAAACTCTTTATTACATACTACTTCTTCATCGTTTATTAACATTTTTAATCTACTCATATTTATGCTCCTCCCATTCCATAATTATAATCATTTTTAGAACCACCACTAAATGTCTTAATATTATTAACCATTTGTCCTAATGGGTCTTGTTCCATATTATTATTTACCACCACATTAACTTGTGGACTTAAATTAGTGCTTGAACTTCCATATAGGCTAGGAGATAAACTAAACATATCATCAAACATTCCTCCGACTGTTGAATTAACTTGTCCTTTCATATCTTCCATGCCTTTTTCTAAACCAACCATATTCATCTTACCTATCCAAGCAAATTCTGTTGATGGACTATGTACACCAAATATTCCTCTAATTTTTTTCATTATTGAATTACCTATACCTGCTATCTTGTCAAGTACCCAATCTTTGGCAGACTTAATACCATTCCAAAGACCTTGTATTAAATTTTTACCACAATTCCACATCATTCTAGGCATTCCTTTAAAATATTCAATTACATCAACAACAATTTCTTGTACTCTTGCTAATAATATAGGTATAGCATTTAATATACCAGCAATTAAGCCACCTAATAATTTGAAACCAGCCTCTATGAATAAAGGTAAATTATCAATTAAGATAGGTATAGTGCTAATAATAGCATCTATTATGACTGGTATCAATGTAGGCAATTGTTCTGCTAATGCTTGAATTATCATAACTAATCCTTGAATTAATGAAGTAAGTATAACTGGTAGCATATTTGCCAATTCTTGAATTATAGTGGGCAACATACCCATTAATATTTGAATAATACCAGGCAATGCTTGAACTAACCCCATTATTAAAGTTGAAGTTCCTTGTATTAGTGCTGGTAATACCGCTTGAAGTAAAGGACCGATTAAAGGTATTAAATTATTCAATAAAGTAGTTAAGCCAGTTATTATTTGAGGTGCCATTTTGATTATAGCATTTGATATATTTGTTCCAGCAGTAGTAAAGGTACTTATTACTTCTTCAATTCCACCTGCACCACTTAAAAAATTACTAAATGCCGATTTTGCACTATTTATTGAGCCACTTATAGTGGTAGAGGCTTCTTTTGCTGTCGTTCCTGTTACATCTAATTCTTCTTGAATTACATGAATAGCATTAAATACATCATTTAAATTAGAAATATCGTATTTAACTCCTGATATCTTTTCGGCATCAGCAAGTAATCTTTCCATTTCTGTTTTTGTGCCGCCATAACCAAGTTTTAAGTTATCTAACCATTTACACCCCTAGTTTCCTAGTATTTTAACACTTATTTAAAAGTGGGATTAGACTATATCTTTATCTCAAACTTCCAATTTTTTTTATTTCCTTTTTTATAATATCTTCCATATTCAATTTGGCTTTTATCACATTTAAAATATTTTGCTGTTTCATTTCTTGAATTAAATATTAATTTTCTACCATCTAAATTAGTAGCAATAATTTTTTTCTTTTTATTTTCTATTCTTTCTTTATAACCATAAGCATAACAATTTTCACTAGCTGTTACCCATCTAATATTTTCAAGTCTATTATCATCTCTTATTCCATTTATGTGGTCGACTTGTATTTTGTTTTTTTTCTTGTTTTAAAAATGTTATTGCCATTAATCTATGTATATATTTAGGTACTGTCTTTCCTCCTAATTGAACTTGTAAATATCCATTTTCTTTTTTATAAACTTTCAATATTCTACCAGTTTTATCGTTTCTAACATTTCCTAAATTACTAATTGAATAATTTTCATAACCTGTAATTTTTTTGTAATATTCCATAATTACCTCCTAAAATAATTATAACATATAAACAAAATTATTGCAAGTTAGATATTATATATTTGAGATAGTATGCACTTCCAATATCGTATCAATAGATATTGTACTGAGTAACGAACTCATAGTCGTTTGACCTTCCTATTTCTAGGCTTGGCACTGGATAACCATATCTTTTGGACTTAGGCTTCCCCAGTTAGCAAGATTATCTCAACAAGTCATTTCCTACTTATATTTTAATCTCACACCCTTGATAAGGTTCACATACACTTACTTAATTATCACTAATTAAGCAGACATTAATTTTATCGTATAATTCTGCTTAGCGAACCCTTGATAAGCATTTTGAATATTCTCAATAGCAGTACCAAACTTATTTGAGTTGTCTGCCATATCTTGAATAGCCATATCGCCGACCTTGGCTGCTTCCGCAGTATCTCCGCCTAGGCTTTGCAACAAACTAGCACTAAATGAAGTTATTTGCTCCATGTACTTATTAGCATCTATTCCCGCTGTCATATAAGCTTTTTTAGAATTCTCTATGACTGTATCAGCACTATCTTTAAAAAGTGTCTCTACGCCACCTATATTCTGCTCTAAATCAGCAACACCTTGCAAGGCATCTTTACCAAGTCCTAATAACGAACTGCCGACTTTTTCAATAGCACTAGACATTAAGTTACCAATAGCAATTGTACTTGCTTTCAATTTACCAGCGACACCATTAGTCTTTTTTTCTAGGTCTTTATCATCTCCTTTAAACTTGAAGATGACTTCTCCTCCATTCATTTATTCCACCTCCTTATTATAAAATAAATGGCTGGGCTTTTAACCCAACCCTTATAGGTTTATCCTGTTACAACTTCTCCTTTACCAGTTACAACAATAGTCAATGCAAACTCGCCACTATCTTCGGCTGCACCACCTAAATCACTAAAGTTCAAAGTGCAAGGTACTTTATACTTAGTATAAGTCAATGCTCCTTCTTGAACTCCCGTTAATAATTCAAATTGTACCAATTGATTGTTGAATTGAGCAACAGTACCATCTTTGATTAATGCATGAATATCGCCTAATATTTTAACTATTGAAGCATTGTTCATATCAATTTTAACAGTGGTATCAATAGAGATGGCAGCACCAGTGATTATACTTCTTTGAATGGCATCGCACCAAACATACCAGTCTTGTTGCTCGAAATCAGTTGCCAAACCAACTTCAGTAGTTGTACACATAGCAGTAAATGCAGGTACTGCACTAGTACCAGTATTTAAACCTAAGTTTTTAATAACTTCTCTATTATTTACATAAAATTCATTCATATTTACACTTCCTTTCTATAAATCTTTTTCATAAATCTTACTTATAATACATTGTAAGGTTGAATTATACCCAACTCTTCTGATATCCATGTACTCTATTGCTTGTGGATTAACATATTGAGTAAATATAATTTGCCACTTTTCCAATTTATTAGTTTCTTTATTTTCAACTTCTATTCTTTCCGATTTTCCTATTAGATTACCTATTAATAAAGATAATTCTTTACACTCTTTAATTGTAAGTCCATATATGTCAACCATATAATAATTATACATAGGCAATATATCGCCATAGAATACTTGTTTTTGTCCGCTTTGTTCTTGTACGACTATTACTCTACTATCATTATCATTTGTTGAATATTCGGCTTTTATTTTCCATTTGTCAGCGGTATAACCACTAACTATGTTTTGAAGATATTTAATTAAGATTAATTGTTTCTTTTCTAATAATTCTCTTGTCATTTCAATTCATTCTCCTTTATAGCAATACCGACAATACTCTTTTTTTGCTTAGTATATATTTCTTGATACCATTTGCCAAAAGTACCTGGTTCGGTCCAATTAGTAGTATTAGGCATAACCCATACATATTTAGCATAGTTAGTATAAGAACCTATATAATAATCTCCATTACTTCCCCTAACTCCTGCTGCCATTGAAGTTTGTCTCATATGAACTACTCCTTTTCTTCTTGACATAGGAATATGAGGAAATGTTCTATCAAGTGTCTGCCTTGCTATTACATACATTATCTTATCAGAAGCCTCTAATACTTCCTTTTTCTTTCCTGGATACCAATTTACTTTAACATCAGCCATTATTTAACCACTATAATCTTATTCTCTACTCTATTAAATATCCAACTATCTTGAACTTTTAACACTGTATGAACTTTATTATCAGCATATTTGCCTAGATAAATTATTTGGTCTCCTACTTTTACATCAACAAGTCTTCCAACTTGATAATAACCAGTAGCCTCAGGCACTGTATAAATACCGAACCTTATAGCACTTTCGCAATCATAAGGGCAACATTTAATTGTGATTTCTTTATAATTAGTATCATCAAATATTTCATCATTTTCATCACGATTAAACTGCCTTAATGTTGCTTTCATACCATTTACTAGAAACATTTTATTCGCCTCCAAATGGTATAGTAAGAGCCATATTACTAGACATTGGTGTACCTCTATATAGATATCCATTATTAGCAAGTATTCTTAGTGCTAAAGTAGAATAATCAGTCTTTAAAGGGGAACTCATTGTTCCTGCTTTTATATCTTTATCAAAATCAACAAATGGAATATCGTGTTCTAATACGAACCTCATTTGTTCCATAGAAGCATTTTTAATAGGCAAAGGGACACTAATTGTATCCCAACTAGCATCCCTATATCTTAAGCCTATTTGTGAGAAAATCATCTCACTTACTGCTTCTATCTGCCAAGTTGAAATATCAGCATTTGAGTATTCGGGATATTTATTCTCGAATTCCTCTTTTGTGAAAAATTGCATTTTCCCACCTCATTTCTATTTAGGCAATTACTATATCGCCACTAAAGGCATCAGAGTAGTTACCATATTTATCAATACCATATACAGAAACATGATAATTTCCTGCTTCAGTAGGTGTACCTGTGATAGCACCAGTTGTAGGGTTAAGTGTTAATCCTGCTGGTAAACCACCTGCTTCAAACTTATCAACATCAGTTCCACTGAATGCAGTATTTTGAGTATATTTTTGTGCATGAGTTCCTGCATCGAATGAACCTGCAGATACGATAGGTAGAGTTTCAACCAATTTAATTACTGCTTCAGGTCTTACTACTTTTGCTCCGAACATTACATTTCCCTCAACGCAGAAATATCCTGGATAGCCGGGCATTCCATTTGGATATTGGTTCATTGAACTCCAGAATGTATCACCAACAACACCAACTTCATTAGCAAAGTATCCAACTACATTTGTATCTTTACCTTCTTTATCTTTTTCAATTACATTACTATTGATTTGGAATACACTAACACCATAAGCATTAGCAACTTGACCCATATCAACACCTTCAACACCTGCTCTTGTTTCATATTTAAGAATTGATGTTAAACCTGATACAAAGTAAGCATAAGCATTTGAACTTAGTCCTAATAGATATCCATCATAGATGTTTCTATCGAATAATTTAGATTTTAAATCATTAATTAATTCAATAGTTTCAGTTCCATTTGATGGCGCCCATTTAGTACATTGACCATCTGTATAAGCCATTGAACCATCTTGAGGTCCTGTAATATCAGCATTTAATTTATTAAAGCCATAGACATCGATTTGTCTAGAGATTTGAGCCTCTTTTAATTCGATTTGTCCCTCGATTGCTCTTTCGATACCACTACCCATTACTATTGGGCTTACTCTAAATGAATAGTCCATAGGTAATTCAGTTAAGTCAACCTTTACCGAATTGTAAGTAGCAAGTTCGTTTGTTATTCCTCCTTGTGCAATTTCTACATTATTTCTTACATTTAATGCAGTGTCTAATTGCTTAACAATCTCAATAATTGGAGTGCCAGTTCTTCCAACTTCAAACCATCTTCTGTCTAGCATTTTATAGAATTGAGAATTGTAAAGTAAATTAGCATAAGTTCTTTTCATTAAACCTTGTAGGTCTAAATTAACTCCTGTAAAATTCATAATTTCTTCCTCCTTTTCTTTCCTCTATATTTAACTAAAATTACTTAGTTACAGGTATCATTAAATCTTTAATACTGGTACCTCTTGTTATCTTTATATCTTTACCAGTATTAGCATTGTTTCCATTTACTCCACCCTCATTAGGTGCTTGTGTAAATGGTATGTTATTCTTCTTTTCTGTTTCTGGAAAATATGTATTTTTAAATCTAGTTACTATTCCCTCAATTGCCTTATCATCATCTTTTTCATCAGCATAAAGACTATTTCTTAACTTAACTACTTCATCAAAATTTTCCTCTTTAAATCCTTTTTTAACAAGTTTATTTTCTAGACTTAATCTAGTCATCTTATCATTAGTTTCACTTAAAGTTTTAACAGTGTTGTTGTAGTTAGTTTCTAGGCTTGTATAGTCTCCTTGAAGTTTAGTATAATCTTCTTTCTTTACATATCCTGAGTAATCAGGTTTCTTGATTTCACTATTTTTGGTATATCCTTGTGTGAAATCTTTTTCCATAGCAGAAACATCTAGGTCATCATTACTTATAGTAATATCTTTATTTTTTAGATATTTAGTAATATCAAAATTCATATTTATCATTCTCCTTTTTTTTAGAAGTGATAAAGGTGTGTCGCGACTGCTAACCTTTTATAGACTTAATAGCAATTGGTCCATTTATTTAATTCTTTTATAGTAGCATTTATCTTTTTTATTTTAGCATTTGTTTTATCTACCTCACTTCCATTTCCTAAATTTTCATATATTTTTTTATCATTTTTTAATTTAGTTCTTTTTAGTTGTAGGGCTTGTATCTTTTGCTTTTTTTCATAATCTTCTTGCCACTCATCAGAATTATAATCATTCTCTTGTATTTGGTCTTTATCCCAATATATAGTCCATTGGTGTCTACAATTAGGATGACCTACACCCCCAGCAATTGCTTCTTCTTGTGGGTAATATCTAACACCATCAGAAGTGTATCCACTTCCCCCATTTTTGTCATATACCTTACCTTGATAAGGCATACATAAAGGGCAAGCAAATGTATGGGCTGGTAAGTATAAAAGTTCTTTCTCCAATAAATTAGCATCGTACATTGTTCTATTCCATCCTGCATGATTGAGATTAGTATTATAAAGCATTGAATTATAATCTGCAATGTTATGCCAACTTCTTACCGAACCATCTTTATTATGGTATGGTATAGTTGCTTGCACTTCATCGTATTTAGTTACTAGTTTAGATAAATAACTTTCTCTATCTATATAACTTTTGTTTGCTGTTTTTCTTCTGCCTTTATAATATTCATCAATATTATATTTATATTTTTTCTCTACATTTTGGAATACTTTTTCACTTGCTAATTCATATATTTGTTTATATTCGGCATCGGGGTTTAGTATTTTATTTCCCTCTAAATCTCTAGCCATTATCATATCTTCAAGTTCTTTTATTCTTTCAGCCATATATTTATGGTTTACCTTTTCCCATATTTTTGCTGTTTCTTTTTTGAACTCTGCTAGAGTTTTATTCTTATATAGGTAATCGAAGAATACTCGTTTAGTTTCATACATTAGTTTATAATATTCATTCTTTGAATAGTAAGCACTATCTTCTATAAATAAACTAAATGGGTCTTTCTTCATTATACTTCTCCAAACTTAACTTGTATTGCTTCTTCTTCCTCTTTATTAGCATTGATTAATTCTTCTATTAATTTACTATTCTTACCTACATAGTCATCATCAATTAACTTGTTAAGGATAGGTGTTATTATTTTTGCTTTTACACTATAAGGAACACTGCCAACACTTTGAATTCTTCCTAATACTTGAAGTTTCTTCATATCATTGAATTTCTCATTTGCTCCATAATCCCAATTTAACTCAGTAGGTATTAAATTAACTTGTATATTATTCGCTTGCTGTGCTTTAACAACATTTTCAAGTAAATGATTTATTTGAGGCTCTATTTGTGTCTTTATTGCCTCAATAGTCATATCAGAATTATTCTTGCTTAAATCTATACTATCAACATTCTGATAAGCATCTTTTTCATAACCAAATGTTGCAGGACTTAGTCCAGCCATTTGAATTACTTGATAATCACAAAACTTAAATGAACTAATATATTCATTAAATCTAATATTACCTTGTAAAAACTCGAATAATTGATGGTCTTTATCACCAGGTAATAAAGTAAAGTAATCTGCTAATTTACCTACTGATAATGTATCTACTTTATAATGATTAGAAGCAGGTTGCCAATTAGTTACTATATCTCCACTTTGATAGTGTTGACTTGTTACTATCTTAGTTTTGGTCTTTTCTATTTCATCAACAAAGATATTAAATATTTCCATTTCTTCATTTAAGAATTTTTTACTATCTTTAAAGAAATTCTGACCTATATCTATATTTATTAGGTTTTCATAAGGTAATATGTACTTAGCAATGTATTCATTACCAGTCCTTAGATTAAATGTTCCTAAATCAACAGGTATTAACTTGCCACCTTTATCTTCTTTAAACGCTTCCATAGTCATATAAGTAATGCCATTTTCTAACTTAATATTTCTATGAAGTTCGTATATATCTTCTTTAGTAACAAACTCTTGTATGATAGTACCACTTATTACCTTGTCATATTTTTGTACTAAATCATGTATATCTGATTTCTTGATACACTCTAGATATATCTTATTATCAAACTTATTTATTAATATGAAACTTTCTTCTTCATATACTGCTAATTCCAGGCTCTCTTTAAGTGTAGGCATTAACCAGTTTATTGATAACCCCTCTGTTTGTGTTACCAAGTCTGAGCCAAATATTTGATTTACTATATATGTAGCAACCTTTTTACCACTAGGAGCAATTATATAGTCATTCTTCTTGTAAATATTAGGCTTTCCATTAGTTATACCAGGTTGAGTTACTGTTGCCTCTACTCTTATATATGGAGCCTCTAAATAGTTGTATGCTGATTTCAATCTTACTTGATTATTCATTTAATATCAACTCCTTCATATACTAGAGTTTCAATATGAGCCTCTCTTTTCTTTTCATCAGTCAATTTATATTTATAACTTTGAACTACTATTTGTACATTTCTATTAGTTCCTAGTAAATGTTTCATGCCTCTTACTTTTACTACATAGAACTTACCCATAGGAGCGAAGTCTTTATCTATCTTTCTTTTATCTATACATTGACCACTTAAATATAAATATAAAGTCCATTTTTTCTTATTTATTAGATATTTTTTCAATTTTTGTGCTTTTTCCACAATTTTATCAATAATAATAGTAAAAATGTCGCTTATTTTTTCTATTAGAGTTCTCATTTTTAACTCCTTTCTATGTGTATAAATACTAAAAAAACATATAGTTATCTCTTTAACTATATGCTTATTATGTTTACGACACACTTTTTCGCACTTCTCTATCTCTTAAATTATAGCATAATTATTTATTATTGTCAACATCTCTTTTATAACTTCTAATATGTATGTAATGAGTAGGGTAGATTTCATATACTTCTATCATCTTACACTTAGGGCAAGGATATTCTATTACCAGTGGAGTTTCTACTTCTATTCCCATTTTTTTTAGATTTTTATAATATTTTTCAATTTCTATCTTAAACAAATATCTTTTTGTAGATTTGCATCTAATCTCCATATATTCAACTCCTTTTATACCACTGGCGCTCTATCAGTTTCTTTAAACTCTATTATGATATACCTTAAGGCATCTGTGTGGTCATCGAACTCTTTTACATAGGCTTCTTTGCCACTTTTAGCACTTGCCTTTAAATCATATCTATAACTTTCTAATTCAAGCATTCCATCATCTTTGCCACTATAAACTAACTCGCCACTATCGGTTATATGCTTAATTGCTTTTTGTTTATATATAAGCAGATATCCTTTATAAAACAAAGATTGCATATATTGAACTCCCTCAACTACATCATCCATACTTTTATTGATTAATGTATGTGGTATATTATCAGCAATTAATCTATTATGGAAATGAGCGGCGGCACTATCTAATACCATTGTGGTAATAGGCACTGGTCCATACTCGCTTTTTAGATACAATAAGAATAATCTTAATTGCTTACTAAAATATTCAGTTGTAGGGTTGTCTTGTTCTTCTTTAGCATTATGGTAATAATACTCTAGCCTTATTAATACCCATTTCTTATTTACTTTATCATAAGCAAGAGCAATAGGTACAAAGGCTGTCGCATGTACCGAACCATAGTCTATTCCTATTCCTATTTCTCTAAAAGCATAATTATCAAGATTATCTATAGTGTTTATAGTATTGAATACTCTACCAGTAGCAAGTATCCATCTATTAAATATCTTTTGTTCTCTTAGATTTCCAGGTGGGAACATTTCTAATACCTTTCGCATTGCTTCTTCTGTTTTTATCTTAGGGTTATCATAAGGGAAAAAAGAATAATGCTTAGCATAAGGCTTCTTATCTATGTAGTCAATCTTATATGGATGATTTTCTCCACCCTCAACATTGAACGAATGTATGGTCTTTAAATAAGGATGGTCTGCATAAGATACTTGTCTACCAGGGAACTCATTAAATGGCTCTCTTAAATTATCTTGTGAGTATATTCTGGCACTTTCATCTATCCATTCAAATATCAAAGGCTTACCTAATATCTTATTGAATGCAAGAACATTATTAAAACCGAAGAAATAATATCTAATGTTGTATATTTCTAGATATTTTTCATCAGTCTGCCACCTTAATATATAATCTCTTCCTTTTTTTAACTTCATATCATCTAAAAACTTTTTTAAAGGCTCTAAGATGTTACCTTTTAATGTCTCCAAACTCCAACCAGTTATAGAACCGAAGTAAGTTTCATTTGGATTATAGTTATACAAGACTTGAGCATATAAGATACACCCTAAACATATATCAAAGGTCTTGCCACTTTGTGTGCTTCCTAATACATATATTTCAGTTAGATTAGGGGCAAGTATATCATTTAGTAGTTGACTTTGCTTTTTTGATAGTGTTAGATTTAGATTTGTTTCCATTTTCCAACTCCCTATCTATTTCTTCAATTCTCTGAGTAGTCTTTCCTTGACACTCGTTGCTTTCTATATCTTTAATAATTAATTCTTTCTTTTCTAGTTTTAGTTTTTCTTCGGTAGATACAATCAAACCATTGCTATCTTTGATTAAATATCTATCTTCTCTTAATTTAATAAACTCCATATTTGCCTCCTATTTAAGTCTAAATACTTGTCCATTATCAGAATACATACCATAGCCATTGCCTAAGTCTTTATATACTCTTCCATTATTTAATTTGATTTTACTTTCTGCTGTTTTTGGAGTATTAGGCATAACTTTAACGAACATGTCAGGAATATTGACAGGTTCTTTTTGAACTTCTGGATTAACTGGCTTGTTATCTAAACTAATAACATCTACCTTTTTCTTTCCACTATTACTTTTTTTTGCCATTTCTGACACCTCCTTTTTCTTTTCAGTGTTATTAAACACTACACCGATAATATGTCTAGTTTTCTAAAGTAGTTAGCCTGTTAGAAATATAGTACCTCATTGGCGAACCTAACCTACACTTGCATATTATCAGTGTACTGCTTAATAGATACTGGCACTAATGATATAATATAGATTTGCACTATATTTCTTACCGCGTTAGGTTGACCGCTGCCTTTTAATGATATCTTATTGTTTACACTATATCAAGGAGCTACTCGTTTTAACTATTTAAACTATATATCATTAGTAGCAGTGCTTATTGTCTATAAAGATGATTTCTACATCAATTTAATTTCTTGATTTACTCCATTCTGGAACACATTTATAGACTACTAGTATTTATAAGCACCATAGAATAGATATAATAACTTTGATATTATCTCACAGGCATCCAACCTGACCTCTACTAATTAAGCAGAGAATATTCACGCGGAATATTGTGTCTAGCACTTCCACCATTACATTTTATATATCTACTCTATGCTACCTATAAAGGTAACATGCAAGGAAATTGTAAAACACTTTTTCCACTGCATTAATTATACTATATTACTTCTACAAAGTCTATATCAGGATATTTTGTTAATAACATTTTTATTTTAAGCCTATATACCTTGTCTTTTGCTGTTATAGAGCTTTTAACATCTTCGACTATATATTTACCCTTTTCATTATCAAAATACTTAAAATCGGCTTTATAATAGGTTTTAGGATATGTTTTACCTTTATAATGAATTGTATCTAATAATAAGAATTTCGGTTGTAGTTCTAATTCTTTTATTATTCCTGCTTTTTCTAGTTGCTTTAAAGTGATATATCTAGATTTTTCTTTTTTACTATCAAACTTTATTCCATTATAGATAACCTTTTTATTATGGTATTTGTTATTATTGCATAATTTTCCATTTATAACATTAGTGTTCTTTATTATCATTTAACTTTCTCCCACACATAGGACAATAATTTATTAAAAATTCATGATATGTGTTTTTTGATGGTTCTCCATTTCTGTATTTAACTGGTGCAACTTCTAATACTTTTATTTTTTGTAATGGTTCTTCTGCAACTCTAACTTGCATAATTGTATCACTATATGTAGAGCCATCATCAAATATTTTACTAGATATATCTTTTTCTCCTCTACAATATTCGCAACCATCTTCATTTACACCATTTATTTTTATAATACATTTTTTATTATTCTTTATTATCATATAACACACTCTCCAAATCACTATTATCTACTACTTCCATTTTAATAGTAGGCATTGCTCTCATTTCGCCTGTTGTTTCAACTTTATCGGTTTGACCTAGATATTGTTTTCCTAGAAATATAGCCATTGTAGGGTTTTTTTCTGCTAATTTCCATTGAGTTCTACGAAGTGATATTTGTCCTTTGCCTCTTTTTATCTTGAATACTTCCGAAAATGTAGTCCCATAAGTTTTCTTGCACCAACTATTTAAAGTATCATCTTCAACATCAAAGAAATCACATATTTCTAATAAGGTACATTGAAGTCCACATAAACTTTCAAATTGTTTCTTATCAATTTTATCCTGTGCTGGTGTATCTCCTTTTACCATAATATCACTTCCTTTAATTTAACTTAATTGCCTTTTTTCCAGTAAATTCTTCCCATCGTTTTATTATTACATCAACCCATTGTGGCTCTAATTCCATAAGATAAGCACTTCTGTTATTTTGTTCACAAGCAATTAGTGTACTACCACTGCCACCAAAGACATCAAGTACAATTTCATTTTCTCTACTTGAACTTTTTATAGCTCTAGTACATAATGCTATTGGTTTTGGTGTTGCGTGTCCTCCTGTGCTTTCTCTTTCTTCTCCACTTGTTTTGCTAAAATGCCACACATCATTCATATTATCATGTGTATTGTCAAAATATGCTCTTAATTCTTCGTATTGTTTTCTTAATTCTTCGTATTGTTTTCTTAATTCTTCGTATGGTTTAGTAAATGCTTTTATATTATGTTCTTTTGCCCAAGTTTGAAACTTTATATATACATCTTCTGTTGGTAAGTTCCATTGGCTTTTGCTTGTCCAATGGTCCCTACTTTTGTTACTATGTCCCGCTATTGTTTTCATCGTTGGAATATCCCAACTGCACTTAATTCTTTCATTATATAAATATTTTCTTATTGGTTCATATTCTTCCCAATATTGGTCGGCATTTAAAGTTAAGCATTGTATTCCAACTTGTACAAATAAGCATTTTTCATCTGCAATTGGATACATCTTAAATTCACTTGATAATTGTCCCTGTCCATTTCCTTTGTCCCAAGTAATAAGATTTCTAAAAGTTACTTTATTCTCTCTTGCCATAGGTTTTAAAATATTAGAGTAAATATCCATTAATGGCTCATCTGTTCCCCAACAATACCAACTTCCATTATCTTTTAAATTATTAAATGTTATAGGTATCCATTTTTTATTAAACTCTAGCAAATCATCATAGTTAAGGTTATCATTTGCTACACCGGCATTTTCTTTTTTCATTCCATAAGGCGGATCTGTAAATACCATATCAGCCTTAACACCATTCATTAATAAAGCAACATCTTCTTCACTTGTGCTATCCCCACACATTAATCTATGATTTCCTAATTGATAAATATCACCTAATTTTGCTTTAGGTTCTTCTGGTGGTTCAATGTCAAAGTCATCTTCTATAACTTCTTGTTCTTCTTCAACTTGAAATATGTCATCTAATTCATCAATATCAAATCCTGTTAGTTTTAAATCGAAATCAAGTTCTTTTAAATTCTCTAATTCTAATTTTAAAAGTTCTTCATTCCATCCAGCATTTAAAGCCATTTTATTATCTGCTATGATATAGGCTTTCTTTTGTGCTTCAGTAAGTCCTGTTAGCACTATACAAGGCACTTCTTCCATTTTTAATTTTTTACTTGCTAATAATCTTCCGTGACCTGCTATAATATTATCTTTTTCATCTATTAATAGTGGATTAGTAAAGCCAAACTCATTAATACTTGCGACTATTTGATTTACTTGTTCTTCACTATGAGTTCTTGAGTTGTTTATGTATGGTATTAAATTATTTACCTTTTTATATATTATTTCCATTATTACCACCTACTTTATTATATCTTTTAATCTTTCATAATTACTCCTTATTTAGTTTTTTTGCTAATTCATAATTCTTTTCATATAATTCAATTAATTCTTCTTTTAGCTTATTTATTTTGTCTTGTTGGTTTCTTTCTTTATCACCAAATTCATTACGAAGATATAAATTTTCTTCTTGGTATTTAAATAATTTATTTTGTGTATCTTCTAATTGTACTAGCAATTCAGAATTTTCTTTTTGTAATCTTTCCAATTCTTGGTTAAGTATTTTTTTCATCATTTTAACTCCGCCATTTCTAATGTTTCTTCATTTAATCCTTCAACATATTCAATTGCTTTTTCTTTATTGGCAAAAGCCTTTGTTAAACTTAAACCATTTTTAACTACCCATACTTGGCTTACTTCTACTTCTGCTTCTATGATAGTACCTTTGTCCTTTTCGTTTTTAGTCTTAGTATATTTATCCACAGGTTTAGTGATTGTAATTTTATTATATTCAGCATCTTTATCAATTATCATTTCAAATAATGCTTTCTTATAACTTATTTCATCTAATTCCATATATTCTACATTACATAATAATTGTCCTGTAGGTATTAACATATAATTTCCTTTTTCATCTTCATATTTTGCTATTTCTTTTGTTACTTTTGTTATATTTTTATTAAACTTAATTAAATCTCTTTCCATTTTTTTATTTTCCTCCTAATTGACTTGTTTCTTTTAATCTTCCTTTTAAATTATCAAATACTTCTTTTGTAGGTATAAATATTTGAGGTATCTGATTAATTCTTCTTAATTCTCTCCAATACTTTCGCTCTTCTTTATCTTTTATGCTTGCTATATTTATTGTTCTTGATTTTATAATATCATATAAAGGTTCAGTTTTAGGTACACTTCCTAATTTCTTTTTAAATTCAAATAAACCTAATTGCATAAACTCTTTATATGAGATGTTTTCATATCTACTACAATAAAAGGCATAGGCTTGGTCTAAATCTTCTTGATAAGCAAAGCAAAATATTGTTTTATTGCTTGTTTTTTTGCTATAATTATTCTTTATTTCCCTCACTGGGAGTATCATCTAGTCCTTTACTAATAATCTGTCCTAATTTAGAACTAAATAATTGTAGTTGCATAGGTTGTTCTGCTTCTGGTATATTATCAATACCCATATCATCAAATAAGTCTTTTATATTCTTGCCAAATAATTTTTCTATCATTTCATTTAATATAATTGCTTCTTCTAGTTGAATATAAAACTTTTCATATTCTTGATAGTTTGTTTCATCATAAGTTATATGACCTTTTCCATCATCTTTTTTGATTATAAGGTCATTTTTTGTTATTCCTTGTTTACTTAATTCTTTATACATATTAAGTCTTGCTGTTGCTACTATTCCTTGTAACTTTTCAGCCATTTCAATTGTTCTTTTAAACTCAATAGATACTTCTTTTTTATCTTTGCTAGTGTATACTAATTTGTAAGTATCTAAATCAACTTTAATAAATTCATATTTCATTTTATCCTCCAATTCTAAAAAAGTTAGAAACTATCAAACTCACTAAAGACAAACTCATAATTTCTCAAGATTTTAAGGGAGAACAAAGACACAGCTCGCGTAATTATGGTAATATATGTATTTAAAAGAAAATAATTTAGTTTTTACTTGTTCTCCTACTTTTCCACCTACTATTATAGCATAATTATTTCTTTATTGCAACTAAATTATTACATCTTATACAATATACCTCATTTTTACTATTAGTCATAAATAAACTTTTTTTATGACACTTAGGGCATATTTCTTTTGGCTTTCTATTGTATGTATTATGTATTTCTTTCAATTTGTCTTTTTCTTTTTCTCTTAATATTTTTCTTTCATTATTTTGGCTCATTATCTATCTCTTCCTTTCAATTCTTCATCTATTTCTCTTATCTGTTTAGCAAAATATTCAGTATAAAAACTATCTTTAAATTGCTTTGCAAGTTTATACCTTTCTAAAAAAGATTGTCTTATCTTTAATAGTTCTCTTCTTCTATGATGTTCCATTATCTTCTTCTTCCTTTAACTTTTTCTTCTTGGTATATCTCTAGCACCCATTTCAAGTTAAGTAAGGCACTCTTTACTGTCTCACTTGCTGGTAAACTTAATAAGTAATTTATTTTTAATGTAATCTTTTCTTCAAAGGATAGTCCTTCATAGTTTATATTTATATCTTTCATAATTCCTCCTTATTCAACATAATCATCATAAATTTTTACAATACAATCTATTTTTTTATCTTTTTCTTTGTATAAATTAATAATATTTTTGCTCGTGTCAATAATCAATGAATGATAAATTTTTAATAATTCTTCAAGAGTGTTTATTTCTTTAACTTCTCTATAATTCCAATCACTCGCTTTTTTTATTACTGCTTTCATTACTTTTCTCCTTTTCTATTATCATGTTAATTGTGCTTGCTTCCCCATTGTTAGGATTAAAGAACTCTATTGTAATTAAATTATCATTTATTGTTATTTCTTGAAAATTAGTCTGTTCTATATATCTTGCTATTCTTTCTGCTAGTATTCCGCCATTCTCTATAACATTATTTTCATAATTAAATTTTTTAAAC